TGTGCAGCACCCCTGCACTGGGATTCTTATAAGCCGTGATCTTCATCAAGATAAGCTGGCAAGTGTAACGTCTCAAGTTCAGGCCACCCGGTATCAAACGTGTTTGTTTCTTGTGCCACTTTAATTTTACGCAATGTTTTAAACATCTCATCTTCGGCATACTTGTTATATTTATCTGACAACTCGTAACAAGCTGTAGCATAGCTATTCTTCTCAGTTGCGATAAAAATAAAATTTGTAGTTTCAATTCCGCATAACTTTAATACATAGCGATAGAAGCACGCCTGCAAATCATATCTATAATTACGCACAGACTTATCAAAGCCACGCTGCGATGCATCCAAACAAGACTTCAGGTCAATCACAATACCTGCCTCTTTTAACAATCCATCAGGCCTGCACTTCAGCTCAAGCCCCGTTTCAGAACATTCTGCTATGAAACTGTATTCAGCAAGCATGTCTTTGTTGGTCAGTAAGTTACGAGCCATTTTATTTTGCAGGCAACCATCAACCATTTTTTCACATTGTTGAAATTCACCCTCTGGCAATAGTATCTCGTCATCTCCAAGAAATGTTTCCTGATCTTTCCAAGCCTTGCTGCCACGACGTGGTAATCCAGAGTTGGTTACCAAGTTTTTCTCTGGTTCTAACACCATTGCATGGAATGCCGAGCCTAATATCATAGCAGGCGTGGAATTAAACGTAGCGTTCTTCCAGTGATACAATGATGACGTTGCGACTGTCTTAACTGCGCTTGATGAAATTGCAGGCAGTTCGTGATATGCCTTATTTGACAGCTCTTCACTTGGTATTATTTGCATTTATATTCTCCTATAATAATTATTTATTTAAAACTTCTGCTCCATACAGAGCAATTAAACTAGCTTCCGCACGCCCATCATGCTTTTTAAGCGAGAACCTCTCATAATGGTCTGGAAAACGCTGAATAGCAAGTTGGCGGCTAGTGTCTTTATCAGATGATAAATTAAAGTGTTTCTTCCACTTGCTAGGTGTAACTAAGTGCATGGGCGTCTTATTAGCTGCCACACACGCAATCAACGCGCCGTACCCCATACCAAACCTAAATGTAGCGACTGAAGATTGACCGGGACGTGATGCAACCTGCTCTAGCACAGCCATACGATCCTTCGCTTCTGGCTCAAGCATGTGCAGTAACGAATGTATATCTATCTCAATTTTTCCACGATTGTTAAGTATAGTGGGCATGTCTTGCACGTCTAAATCTTTAGTGCGCGTGCAATAATGTGCAATTGCCCCAGAGAAGCCCGGATCAACGCCAACGATAATCATTCTATGTTATCCATCGCAATCAATTCAGCTTCAACTTCCGCTTCTGGCTTTGCAACTTCCACGCCTAGCTTTGTTGCTTCCATATATGAAGCCCTACGAACAAAAGAACTGAATGACAGCCCTGATTTATGTGCCGCCTCTGCCACAGCTTCATGTTGCTGCTTACTAAAATTTATTAATACTCTCTTATCAACCATTTTAAGTCTCCTTGGGTCTGATAAAACCAGC